CTTTGCCAAAAACCGTAATTGTGGGTGGGCGGGAGTATTCCATCCGTTCCGACTATCGGGCCATACTGGATATCTGTGAGGCTCTGACAGATCCGGAGCTGAGCAGTGAAGAAAAATCGGCTGTAGTGCTTTACATCTTCTACCCGGAACTTGAGGATATGCCGGTGGAGGACTGGCAGGAAGCTGCAAAGCAGTGCGTCTGGTTTATTAACTGTGGAGAGGACAGGCGGGGCCAGCGGCCGACACCGAAGCTGATGGACTGGGGGCAGGACTTTCGGTATATCGTGGCTCCCATCAACCGTGTGCTGGGCAAAGAAGTCCGTGAGCTGGAATACCTGCACTGGTGGACGTTCATTTCCGCATACTACGAGATCGGCGATTGCTTCTTCGCGCAGATCGTCCGAATCCGCAATCTAAAGGCGAAGGGGAAGCCGCTGGATAAAACAGATCAGCAGCTATACAGAGAGAATCGGGAGCTGGTGGATCTGAAGACCAACTTCACCGCGGCGGAGGACGCCGTTATAAATGCCTGGCTGGGAAAGAAATGAGGTGACTTGATGCCCGGAGCAGACGGTTATATTACTTACAGCACAAAACTGGATAATAAGGAGCTTGAAAAAGACCTGACCCGCACAACGCGGGATATCGAAAAACTGGAGAAGCAGCTCCTGAAGAACGGCGATAAGCGGCTGCCGATTTCCCGGCGCGTCAGCGAGCTGGGTGGCCAACTGGATGAGGCAAAGGTAAAATTGGCAGCTCTGCAGGATGAAGCTCAGCGCGTAACAGCCGCAATGTCCGGTGCGAACGCCAATGACCCGGCCAGCGTCAAGGCTTATGCGGATGCCGCCGCTCGGCAGGCTGGTGTAACGCGGGAGCTTACCGCGCAACAGAAGCTGGTGGACGGTCTGCAGGTCAAGTTTGATCATGCTGCCGACCGTCTGGACGATGTTGATACAGCAGCGAAGCGCATCAATGGTGACCTGGCAACAGCTAAGGACCATGCGGGAAAGGTAGCTAAGGAGCTTTACAAGCCGGCCACTGCCGCCGACGCTGTTGCGAGCGCGGTGGAGCAGGCAGACCAGCGGATCAAGAAATTCTCCGACCGGGTCAAGGGCCTTGTCAAGCGAGTATTTATTTTTACGATGATCACAGCAGCGCTGCGGTCCATGAAGGACTGGATGGGCAAGGTGGTGCAGTCCAACAGCGAGGCCTCGGCTGCGGTTGCCCGTCTGAAGGGGGCGCTGCTGACACTGGCGCAGCCTATTTTGTCGGTGCTGATCCCGGCTTTCACAGCATTGGTCAACATCCTCACCCGTATCGTGAGCGCGATTGCCGGCATGGTGTCCCTCCTGTTTGGAAAGACCATCGGGCAGGCGAAGGACGCGGCCAAGAATATGTATGACGAGGCGGAGGCCATCGAGGCCACAGGCGGCGCCGCAAAGAAAGCGTCGAAATCGTTGGCCAGCTTCGATGAGATCAATAAGCTGTCGAACAGCTTCGGGCGGCGGGGGAGGCTCCGCGGCCAAGCCGGATTTCTCTTTTGACACCTCCAGCATGGCGTCAGACTTTGAAAAGATCCTGAACTGTGTAAACCTGATCGGTGCTGCGCTGCTGGCGTGGAAGTTCTCCAAGGGCTTTAAGGACGGGCTGACAAAATTTGTCGGCCTATTGGTGGCCATCCGCGGTGGCATTGATCTGGCGAAGGGCGCGTGGGACGCATGGCAAAACGGGGTCAGCATGGATAACTTTCTCGAGATGCTGAAAGGCACCGCAGAGCTAACGCTCGGTCTCTGGATCGCTTTCGGGAAGCTGGGCGCCGGGATCGGGATGGTTGTCAGCGGGATATCCCTGTTCGCCACCGGCCTGCATGACGCGCTGAAGAACGGCTGGAACTTTGAAAATATGCTGTCTACCGTGGCCGGCCTGCTGATATCAGGTCTTGGGATCGCTGTTCTGACCGGCTCGTGGATCCCCCTGCTGGTCGCCGCTATTGCCGGCCTGCTGCTGGTGTTCACGAATGCCTTCGGGCAGGGGCAGGCTATGCTGGCCGGCATAAAACTCCTGTTGGAGGGGTTCCTGGAGTTCTTCAAAGGTATCTTTACCGGCGACTTGACGCTTACGATAAACGGCATCCAGCTTCTGGTACAGGGCCTTCAGACCATCGTTGAGGCGGTGCTGACCGCTTTACAGACGGCGGTAGACACCTTCTTTACCTGGTTGGATGAGCAGACAAACGGACGGCTGTCTGGGCTGATCGAGTGGATCAGGACGACCCTGAATAGCTGGATCGAGACCTTGAAGCTGACCCTTAAAAATCTGGTCAGCAGCATCGGTCAGATCCTGACTGGCATCGTGACCTTCGTCTCCGGCGTGTTTACCGGAAAATGGCGGCAGGCGTGGGAAGGTGTCAAGGATATCTTCCGCGGTATCTGGAACACCATCGTGGATCTGTTGGAAGGCGGCATTAACTTTATCATTGACGGCATCAACGCTTTTATCCGCGGTGTGAATAAGGCGTTCGCCCTGATCGGCGCGCTCACCGGACGCAGCGTGTCCATTGACACTTTGCCTCGTGTAGAACTGCCGCGATTGGCTACCGGCGCAGTCATTCCCCCCAACAAGGAATTTCTGGCGGTGCTGGGTGATCAGAAGCATGGCACGAACATTGAAACGCCTCTGGACACCATGGTTCAGGCCTTCCGGCAGGCACTCTCTGAAGGCGGGTACAGCGGCCAGAGTACGGCTTACCTTGTCATTGACGAGGACATTCTGGGCAAGGTCGTATATCGGCTGAACAAGTCCGAGTCGAACCGTGTCGGCGTCAGTCTGGAGGATTACTGATATGAGCTATATCAAACTGAACGGCAGGGAGTTTGACGCAGACGTCGCGATTTCTGCTTATAGCCGGAATTTCAACGTGCTGGACGGTGATAATGCCGGCCGCGTTATGACCGGCCGCATGATCCGGGATATTATCGGCACCTACGTTGGCCACAAGATCAAAGTCTTTCGGCGGGGCGGTAACTATGCCGGATTGGACGAGTTTTGGGCTTATCTGGTGGAGCACTCCGTAGATGACAGCGTTATGCTGGAGGCGGCGGACGGCCAGACCACCATCTCCTACGAGGCGTATTACACTTCCGGCACACAGGACATTGAATCTGTCTCCAACGGGGTCAATTACTGGGGAGAAATTGAGATCAATTTCATTCCGATGGAAGCGCAGGTGGTTCCCAAATGAGCAAGACCACGCTGCTGTATAAGGATATCGCGCCCGGTGCCGCTCTGGACGCCACGGTGACCGCGCCGACAGCGCAGGACAGATCCGCACTTGCTCAACTGCCCAGCGGTACCGTGGAGGAGCCGGCTGCCACGGGGGAACTGAACCAGTGGGGGATGGATGGGGCCTTTGTCCTGGCGTCGGAGATCTCCCCGGCGTTCTGGTCGGAGGCCATGAGCGGCGCTGACGGCAGTTTCGCCGCCGGCTCTGAGCCGCAGATCACCATTACCTTCAGCAAGCAGTATTCCTCTGTCGGCATTTCTTTTCGCTTCGATTCCGCAACCGGAGGATACTGCTCGGCACTCAACATCAAGTGGTACCAAGGGAGCGCCCTGAAGGCGGATCAGGACTTCACGCCTGACGCTGTGGAGTATTTTTGCCAGAAGCGGGTGGAGAGCTATAACAAGCTCATCCTGACCTTCAAAAAGACAAACCTGCCTTACCGCTATGCCAAGATCGATCATGTGATCTTCGGTGTCCACCGATCCTTCGGTATGTCGGAGCTGCGGAAGGCATCGGCGGTCAATGAGATCGATCTGAGCAACACCAAGCTCCCCAGCTCTAAGTTGAGTTGGACGCTGGATAGCCAGGACGATATTGAGTACATGTTCCAGCTGAAGCAGCCGGTCGAGGTCAGAAATGATGACACACTGATCGGCGTGTACTACATCGATTCCTATAAGCGTACCTCCAGCCGGGTATATCCGATCGAGTGCTGCGACGCCATCGGCGTGCTGAACGATATGCCCTTTGCCGGCGGCGTATACAGCGGCAAAAGTGCGAAGGCGCTGATCGCGGAACTGGCCGCGCCCTTTGAGGTGGAATTTGATACCGATGTCACGGACATGAA